CTCTATCTTCTCACGCAACCTTTTCTGTGCCGCCTCCTGTTTCTCTTTTATGAGCTGGCCCACTCTTTTCGCTGCCCCTGTGGAACTTGGTGCTTTCTTTGGATCATAGTGGGGGTTGTTGCGCAGCAACCAGCCTACGATTGGCTCATCGTTTTTGAGAGCCAATCTGATCTCCGTGTCTGTTGGAACTTTTGGCCATGCAGCTTTCGCAAAGACTGAGTCTGTCTTTCGCCCCCATTCTCTAAATTCATCTAGTGTCATAGCTGGGTTTCTGTTCAATGCATTGTAAGCGTGTGTGGCAAGTTCCTCCGACTGTATCGCCAGGATGCGTTCCTGCGAATTCTCGAGGCAATCTCGTAGCAGACTAGATATCTTCGCAGCAGCTAAGGCTGCCTCTGCCCTGTCCTCCATCGGCATTTCTTTCAACCTATCTAGCAAATCTTCCTGCGTGAACTTGCTGGATACTATGAATTTTGCAATTCCAAATACTTCGTCCTCTCCAGCGTCCCGACCTCTGGCATTGGCCATATTCTTGAGTTGCTCTGCTACCTCTGGCCAGTGTTTGCCTATCTTTCCGAGAATCGACTCTATCCTTGGCACACTAGGCATTGCCAGAAGTTCCCTTCTACCATCCAATACATCAGCGACCACTTGCTCTGGCATGTCGAACTGCCCATACCAGTCGTCTAGGAGGTTGTACTCCTTGAAATGTGGTAAGACGAACTTGTTGGCCTCGTTCAATTTTCTGGAGTAAACATTCCAATTCAACACGTCCTTTGCATCTTTGGGCCTGAAAAGCAAGTCACTCTTCTTTCCGCTCTTGTGAGCTTTGAGTGGTAAGACTGGAATGTAACTGCCGTCCAACTCCACTGACACTTCAGCCTTGACGTGTTTCAACTGCCGACCTGGCAGTCTAATCTCATACATAAACTCCCCTTTGATCATCTGCAGCGCCATGACAGCTTTGAGGGCTGTAGTGTCCCTGTTCTTGATATTGTGCCACTCATTGGACACTAGTTCCATATTCGTGATTCTAGCTAAACTCTGCATCACGTCAGCATCACAGCCTTCTGGATACGCCAAGCCGAACGTACTGGTGAAGTGCCAGCTTGGGTATCGTTTCCACTGAGTGATTCTTATTAATTCACTGGCTGCACAGTCTACTTTTCTATACATTAGAATTCCGTCATTGATGTCGCGCCATCCCGACAACTCGCCGTACTTCTTTGCTATCATGCCAATGACGCTACCACTGTCATAAGTCTGACACCTAAGACTTAGAGACCGGATTAGTGATTCGGCCAAGCCTAATTGTGCATACTGAAACCCCATCGCTTCAACAGCTGCAGCCTCGTAAGTCGCCAAACATAATCGCCGCACCGCTCCTCCTACAACCAAATATTCAGGCTGGTGCTTCCTGGGGGCTTCGTAGTAGACTCCACCTCTTGCAGTGATCATAGGACCAAGTCCGAGGGCCCTTAAAT